GGCTTGGTTCATCCTGGTGTTGGCAGACTGGCCGAGGATGTTGCCGACTTGGCCGATGCGGTTTTGCCGGTTGCCGACGAGCATTTGATTGGTGGAGCCTGCGAAGTTACGGCGGTCGGCTTCGCGTTGAGTTGCGTAGGCATCGCGGTTAAGCACTTCGGCAGCGAGGGCTCCGGTGCCGACTCCAAGGCCACGGGCGGACATCCCGGCGCGGGCTTGCTGGGTGGCTTGGCGCTCCTGCTCGGGGCTCAGGCTGCGGCCGAGGGCAAGTTCGCTGGTGGCTTGGCGTTGAAGCTCGCGCTCGATGTCTGTCCCTTCGAGGTCGCGGGCGGCTTGGTAGCCGAGCTGCTCGGTGTAGTCGCCGATGCGGCCGAGTTGGGTGGCCTGGTCTTCGGCGGCGATTAGCTGGTCGGTAGCGCGGCGGGTGTAGGCGTTGTTGTTGCCAGAGAGGCTATCAGAGAGTTTGCCAATCGTGCCGAGCTGAAGGGCTTCGAGTTTGGGATAGGCTTCGATCTGCGCGTTGAGCTGGTCACGGTAGTCTTCTTTAGCGGCTCCACGCGATTGCGCCATCAAAGCGCCGTAGTCGATAGGCTGCGCTTGTGGTGGAGCTTTTTGCTGCTTGGGTTTTTCTGCTGAACTACCTCCCATTACGCTACCCTCCTTTCGAGACCAACGCGGCGGGCGAGTTTGGCCCATGGGTAGGCGTGGGGCTGAAAAGAATTGCGGCGGTGCCAGATGGCCCACTCTTGGGGGTGCGTGGCTACGCGGAGAAATTCGCGGACTGGATTCGCGTGGCCGACCGAGGCGGCCAGCTCGACGAACCAGGCGTTGGGGGGGAGGTCGTAGGTCATGGTGTTAGTGTCTGGGGAGTAGTGGACTTCGTGGGCGAGGAGGAAGACTTGCGGGGTGTTGAAAACGAGGCCGTGGGCCATGTGCCAGGCGAGCAGAGACTCGAAGGGTTCGGTGGTGTGGTCGTCATGCCAGTTGCGGGCGCGTTCCCAGGGGAGCATTAGGCTTTGATGCAATACAACATGGCGATGTTGCGCGGGCGGGTTTCGGTGGTGCCTGCGGGGGATTGGCTATTAGTTGTATGAGTGTGTGAACCAACATCATCGCTTGTTCGGCCAACATTTGCTACAGTTGAAACGCCATTAAGATTGTATGACCAATCTGGAGTGCCTCCCCCACTTTCCGCCCTTGCTGCAATATATTCTGAAACGTTAATATTTACCGATGTGTATGGTTCTTGCGATCCGGTTACACCAGCTACAGCATAGTGGAAGTGACTATTTGATTCCCCACCCGTGCCATGCGTATGGCTGATCAGTCCATCGGCTTGCTTGGCTCCAAAAGTGCCAGCGGCAACGCCATCGCTATTCGTTCCTGATCCTCGCACGAAATAGCCGCGCAAGTCTGGCAGGGTAAATGTGGTGCTGCCATCGCCAGCACCGTAAGTTGTCCCGATGGCTGCAAAGAGAGCGGCGTAAGTTGTGCGAGACACTGCCGATCCATTCGCGGCGAGCCATCCGCTTGGCGCGGTGTTCATGGCAAACGGCATGACGGCTCCAGTCGGCACAAGCGTGACGCTGGAGTTGAGCTTGGCTTGAGTGACAGCGCCATCGGCGATTGTTGAAGTTGTCACCTCGTTATTTGCGAGGGCTACCACTGGCGTAGCCGCCGAGTTGAGCTTTGTAGGGGTAACGACTTCTTCGTTCGTAAATGTGTAGCCTGGGGTGACGGTTGCCATTTTTAAGTTTTAAGTTTTAAGGATTAAGTTTTAAGAGGCGTCCTCTGTGTTCTCTGTGTTCTCTGTGGTTAATTTAAGGTTCGGGTTTCAGTGCTTACGGGCCCGTTGATTGTCGCCTCGGCGGTGAGGGTGCGGAGGATTGGGCGGCCGGAGGTGGTTCGGAATCTCAAGTCAAGGGCGGTTGCCTTGCAGCGCAGCGGCGCCTTCAGCGTGTAGTCTTCCTCATCGCCGGTGGTGTTCACCAGAGAGGCGATCTGGAAATCGGCATCGAAATCCGTCGTCACCGCATCCAGTGTGCAGGCGCTTCCGGCAGGCAAGACGACGCTGGCTTTGGTGCGGGTCAGGCGTTTGGCGTTGAGGGTGCCCCAGCCGTAGCGGCGGGTCAGGAGACTGCCGAGGACAGGGGTGCTGCCGAGGCCGCTTTGGGTATCGTCGGCCCCGGTCTCTTGCTCATCGAGGAGGAAGAGCTTGCCGGTGGTGGTGGCTGCGAAGAGGCGGCGCTGCGTGCCGTAGTCGGAGACGAGCAGGCGGTTCAGCGGGAAGCCGTAGATGTCTTTGGTCTCCCACTGCTGGTTCAGCATGTTGAAGGCGAAGAGGGCGTTCGGGTCGGTGCTGTTGCCGAGCGGCACGGCAAGGTAGTAGCGGTTGGCAAAATAAATGCCGTTGCTGAGGTGCGCTGCCGGGGCATTGATCTCGGCGATGAGGTCGGCGATGGGGTCCGAGAGAGTCTGCGTGCTGCCGCGCAGCTTGAGGTCAAATTGATTGTCCAGCCGGTAAACGCCGTTGTCCGAGAGGAAAAACACATACACGCCTGCGGTGGCGATGGATCGCTTGGCCGAGCAGCCGATCTCGTCGGTGAGGAGTTGCAGGCTGGAAGCGGCGGGGTCAATCGAGACGCCATCCTCGCCGATGGCTGCCGTGGCGAGCCAAATGGATTTGCGGCAGAAGACCAGCACTTGGCCCTCGGCATAGGGGTGCAGAGCTACGATGTAGTCATTCGAGCCGGAGTTGGCGCGGAATGCCTTGCTCACTGAGTCGTAGGTCTCCGCGTCGAAGACATCTGAAATCAGCACCTCATCGCGGTTGCGGGCGATGACGAGTTGATTGTTGTAGTAAGTCGCGGTGCTGGTGCTGGGCAGGCGTGAGTAGGTCACGCCCAGCGGATGCGTGCCCTGTGCAACGCGAGAGAAACCATTTGCCAGGATGCCATCCCACACCAAGGCAGGCTGCACACGCTGGGAAATAATCGTGCCGCTGGCAGAAGCCGCCGTGGCAAGGGGAACAGAAAACGAAAATTGCGTGGAGGAAAGCCGCGTCACCTCAAAGTCGGCCAAGTATCCGGCTTCCCCTGCCCCGCTGATGCGCACCACCTCGCCGGTCTGATAGGGGTGAGTGCCCAGCGTGGTGGCTGTGGCAGTGCCGCTGGACTGCGTGAGCGCCTGGAGGCGGATCAGCGACTCCTCGCGGGTGCGCAGCAGGTAGAGCTTATCAAAGGCTTGAATGATCTCGATGTCGTCGCCAGCGACCAGCGTGTCGGTATTGGGAAGCTGGATCGTCTGGAGATTCGCGCCGTCGCGCCAGAGGTAAACAGAATTAGGCCCGGCAAGGATGATGTATTCGTTGGAATTGTCCAGGCGCGGCGAGGAGTAAATGCCCGCGCCGATGATGCCGCCGGTGTAGGTCGTTTGAACGATGGGCCCCTTGTTAGCCACAAGCGTGCCTGCGGCATTTGCGCCGGGGTCGGCAGCCATCGTGTAGGTGAAGGTATTTGTGCCGGTGACCGTGATGTAGAAGTCGCCGTTGTATTGAGCAGGCGAGGCTCCGCGAATGTTGATGCGGTCGCCAGTGGCGTAGCCATGCGCGGCGAGAGTGGCCGTGGCCGTGAGGTTGCCGCTGCCGCCGCGAGTCAGTGAGGAGATTGTTTTGTCCGTTCCAAGTTGGAAAGGAACGGTCAGCGCCTCGCCGATATAGCCGATGGATTCACCCAACCGCTTCGCGCCTTTGCGGGTCTGCGCCACGCCTCGGTCGAGGCGCATGTTTTCGGCGAATTGGACCATGCCCGGTTGCAGTTGCAGCGGGTTGAGGCGGGAGGCCATGCCGATAAATCCGGCATCGCCTTCGACTATGGTTTGGTCATCGGGCATCTACCTTCTATTCTGCGGATGCTTGTCAAGTAGCCCTCGAATGGCTGCTACGCTCAGGCGTGCTCGGTTGTTTGTGCTGAACAGGTCTTTGATCGCGCTGGCGGTTTTGTGCGGGTTCGCAAGGATTTTGTTTCGCACCTTGGGCAGTAGATCGTCGGGGATGCCGGGGATGGAATCTGGGGTTTTGTCAGAAATATGTGGGCTTTTTTCCGACACAACTTTGCCGGTCTTCTGGCGGTAGCCGGTCTGGTAGAGGAGTTGGCGGCTGCCGGGTTGCCAGTGGGGGAAGTTTTGTTTCTCGACGAGGCCGTCGCGGATGGCGGCGGCGAGGATTTTTGGGACTTCGTTTGGTTCGCAATCGAGGTCGGCGGCGATTTCGTCGGTAGTGCTCCAACCGGGCGGGAGCGAGTTGGACTTTTTGGCGAGGTGTTTCCAGGTCATAGGTAGATGGGGGCTGTCATGGTGCGGCCGCGTTTCTTATCGAGCAGGAAAAAGGTCTGCGTCGGCGGCTCGTAGCTGGCTTTGATCGAGAGGGCGTAGGCGTTGTAACCGATGAGGCTGCCGTTGCAGAGCCAGTGGCGGTTCTGCTGGTATTGGTGCCAGTGCCCGAAGAGATCAAGGTCGGCTCGGTTCGGCGACTTATTCCATGAAGCGATTGCCTTTTCGGTAGGGATCGTGAGGCCCCCGATGCCGCCTTGAAATTTGAGTCCATCGCCGTGGTGGAAGCGCAGGCGGCGGTCATAGACCGTCATGAAGTTGAAGTAGGAATCCGCAATCTGCCAT